CGCATTAACGGGTGATGAACAGCCTATTTTAAACAATAAGCACATCGTCCAATTTCTCAATAGTAAAAAAGTGATCCACACCATCGATAAAGTATCACCAATGGATACATGGGTTATTCGTAATATCAAGTGCTGCCAGATTGATAACGATGAAGATAATTATCATCACCATGAGTTAGTAACGACATTTAATGAGGCTGGCGTGATCCGCACTTGCTGGCATCACGATAATCATATTCGTCATTCATCAGCAGGTTGGGTTGCTGAATTAGCTCATAAAAATCGAATCAATTGGATGTTAGACACTATTCGTTTTCGGTTGAGATTAGATAGTGGCCACCAGCTAACGATACCTGATTTTTTCTCATTTGCAGTAATGCATAGCTTGGTTGATGAATTACCCGAAGCAATATTACGCCAGATTTTAAATTGGTCAGATAAACAAGAAGAACGCAGAGTTCATGGTGGTTTTCCTGAGGCGGACATTATTCCAAGTAACGTAACCGCATTATCTGCAATGAATGAGCGGTTAGATACCATAAAGCCGGTTATTAAAGTTGCTGTTGATCCGGAGCCACCAGCATCATTTCTTCTTAAACCTAAAATGCAACGTTGGGAAAATACCCAATGGCTCCAATGGGTGAAGACTCAACCGTGTTGCGTGTGTGGGCAACAGGCTGATGATCCGCACCACATCATAGGGCATGGCATGGGAGGGATGGGGACTAAGGCTCACGACTTATTCACTATTCCATTATGTCGCATTCATCATGATGAGTTACATCGTGACCCCAAACAATGGGAAACCACTCATGGCAATCAACTCGAATTGTTATTTCATTTTTTAAACCGTTCATTAGGCATCGGTGCATTTATTTAACGTGTGTACGGCACGAGGAGTACTAGCATGAAATTAGAGTCAGCATTAAAACAATTTTATCCTAAGTCACCCACATTCAGTGACGGCTCTTGTTCTACTTCTCCTGACCGATTAAAAGGGATGGACAGTGCTGGGGCATTAGGTATGACAGAGCAACGCGCTAAGTTTGGTATGTCTGCGTTTTTTGCTAAGAATGACGTGAGTGAAGAGGACAAATTCAGCACCGTAGAGCAGTTAACAAAATACGCATTAAGGGTAACACCCAAGCTGGTGGCTAAATCGGCGGGCAATAAGTTGGGTTACTGTTTAGTGATCCTCGCTAAAATGGCGTTTGAAGATTATGCTCGTTCAGCAGATTCTGTTTGCGAGTGTTCAGCGTGTGCAGGTAAAGGGCTAATTTACAGTCGCAAGGATGTAGTCAAATACCAAGGGAAAACAAGTGTTGATGGTACTGTTGTCATTGAGCCTTGGACTGAAAAAGAAAATGCCGGTGAATTATGTAAAACCTGCAATGGAAAGGGAAAGTTAACTTATCGCTGTCGCTGTAAAGGTCGAGGTAAAGTCTTAGATGAAAAACAAACGGAATTACAAGGCGGTGTACCTGTATTTAAAGATTGCCCACGCTGTATTGGTAGAGGGTACAAGAGAATGCCATCTTCAGTCGCATATCAAGCCATAAAACATATAGTACCTGAGCTAACCCAACCTACATGGTCTCGTAACTGGAAGCCGTTCTATGAGAAGTTAATCAGCAAATGTTTTAGTGAAGAGAGTAGCGCAGATGCAATATTCAACAAGGTTACAAAATAACTGGTTAGATAAACAGTTAAAAGTTGCATTTTGAATAAGGTTGCCTTATCATCTCTAAATAGTGGGCGATTTATTACTTACCACACTGAACTTTATCAAGACCTCGCTTCGGCGGGGTTTTTACATAAAATAAAGGTTGCTATCTGAGTTTATCTATGACCTAATGGCGTTACTGGTTTGGAAGTACAGGCCTATTTATGTTAGTCAGTTTAAAGTTGTTCACCATTTAGCGCTATCCTTGATACCACTTCATTGCGAATTCCTTCTAATTAATTCCCATAAGTAAAAATAAAAAACAAACCCTCATATGCCCTATGGCAAATTAAATAAATTAAAGGAAATTCTATGTCTAATACAATGACTGGTTCAGTAAAATGGTTTAACGATGATAAAGGTTTTGGTTTCATCACCCCTAAAGATGGAAGTAAAGATGTGTTTGTACATTACTCTGCAATCCAAAGTGATGACTTCAAATCTCTGATGGAAGGCCAAGAAGTTTCATTTACCATTGAAAATGGTATGAAAGGTCCAGCAGCAGGCAACGTGGTGGCTCTCTAAAGACGCTATTACTATTCGCCTCTATTTTAAATGCCCTTGTTGTAGCGGTTCACAATATAGAACATCACAATTTGATGTTACAGTGAACAATCCACACGGCGCAAAATGTATTTTTTGTAAGACTGTGATGGCTGCTCAAATGAGTTAAGCGTTAAATAGTTGAATATATAGAACCTCGCTTTGGCGGGGTTTTTTTGTTGATTAAATTTAAAGCTGATCCCTTTATATTTTAAAACGTACATATTCATTAGTGTGTGGTAAACTTAGGAAAATAAACATACCTCATTGCTATCAACAGCAAACCTTGCATTTGCAAGCTTTTATCAAAAATAGATGTGGTATCTAAAGGAATGATTTCCTAAGGAGATGCCTATGAATTGGTCTGTGTTATTACATCGAATCCCCGCTTTTTTACGGAATGTAATTATCATTGCTTTATTGCTCTTAGTTGCATTTGTGATAGTTCGTTGGTTCAGGTAAGTTCATTCCGCCATTAGCTTAACTGGGAGAGTATTTAGTTTTATTTAAACTAAAAGTTGAGGTTCGATACCTTGATGGCGGTCCAATTAAATATAAAGCTTCTCATCTATTTTTTTATTTTAATCTATAGAAAACTTGATATTAGGGGCATAAACTCTTAGGAGTTATTATGGCAGGACTAAATCAAACAAAAGTAATTAGTCGAGTTTTACAATGGATTAGTAGTGTTGGCCTGATATTGCTTGCAATTATTTTAATAATTTTTTTAGTTAAAGAAACTATTATCCTTGCTAATTTGTTATTTACAGCTAATGATCCAGTTTCAATTTATTTATTGGTTGATGGACTTATCATTTACTTTCTTTATTTTGAGTTTATTGCCTTAATTATTAAATACTTTCAATCAAATTATCACTTTCCATTACAATATTTTATTTACATCGCTATTACCGCCGTAATTAGACTTATTGTTGTTGAACATAAAAATCCGCAATTACTTATCGTATATTCAGGAACAATCCTTATTCTAGTTATTGCATTGTATATTGCTAATGCAGAAAGATTGAAACCAGAATAAGCTAAAGTATCACATTTTGAAGATCGCTTAGGCGGTCTTTTTTCGTATATGCCGACCACAGAATCAATCACACACTAATCACTTCACACAAGAGCTGTGTGTCTGCACCTTTTTAACCAAATAACAGGACTACACACATGAATGAGCCGTTAACGGGCACTACAACAGCATCGCTAGCGGGCGTTTCAATTGTAGGTCTGTTTGCTGGTATGGACGCTGGCGTTGTTATTGGGGCGTTTGCGGGAGCAGTTATTTTTGTTTTATCTGCTCATGATATTCGTCTATTAAAGCGTTGGACTTATTTTGCAGTTGCTTTCCTTATTGGTATTTATGGCGCTGATTTTATGTCGGGTATTCTTAGCGATATAACCGGTGGCCGTGATGTTGATAAATCAGTAGGGGCAATGTTTTCGTCAGCAGGGCTGGTGGGTGTTTTAGTCTCAATATCAAAGCCGGGTGCAATGACTGACGGAATAAATAAATTTATTAATAATCTGATAGATAAATTCAGAGGAGGTGGCAGATGACCATCTCAATGTTTTGGATTTACATCAATTTCTTTTCTTGTTTACTCGCAGTGATCCGCTTAATTAATTACCGTCGCAATGGCGCTCAATATAAATTTGGGGCGTCATTTATTGCGTGGGTATTAATTATCCTATTGGGTTCGGTACCACTGCGGATCTTAACAGATGATTATTCTCATGCTGATCCATTTGAAGTCGGCATTAATTTATCACTATGCGTACTCATCTTATTGAGTCGTGGAAACATAATGCAAATATTCAGAGGTGTCAGACATGACAAAGATAGCTCGCGGTGAACGCAATAACAATCCGGGTAATATTGATTATAACCCACTTAATAAATGGGAAGGTTTGGTCGGTATTGAAACAGGAGTGCCTAATCCTCGATTCTGTGTCTTTGAGTCGCCAGAATATGGCATCCGAGCAATTTATAAGTTAACCCAAACCTATCAACGTAAATATGGTTTGAACTCAGTATCATCAATCATTAATAAGTATGCACCGCCAGTTGAGAACAACACGAATGGTTATATTAGCCGTGCATCAAAAGAGATTGGTGTTGGTATTAATGACAAGATAGATACTCAATCAAAGCCAGTTGCTATTTCTTTAGCAAAAGCAATCGTAGGCGTTGAGTTGGGCTATCAACCTTACACGGATAAAGTCTTTGAAGATGCTTGGTTGTTGTTATGAGTAAGAAATTGCTAATTGCCTGTGCTGTGATGATGACGTTGTTATTTATCATGACTCGATGGCAGGCAGGAAAAATTGATGAGCTGAATGAGAGTATTACTGAGCTAGAAAAAGACAAATCATCTTTAACTAATGACCTCTCACGCCAAGCTTCAATCACAGAAAACGCCAACCGAACATTCAGGATTATCAATAATGTCTCATCACTTAATAGCGAAGAGCGGAATAGGTCAGCCGTGGATTCTGAAAAAGTTAAAACGGTTATCAAAACTGTT